CTTGTACTGAATTTCCTCAGCCGTGATGGTCTTAGATAGCCCTGGCCTGGCATTGGCAAAACCTGTTCTGTAGGTGTAGATCTGCCTAATGAACTGGCCATTCTCTTGCCTGTGCTTGAAGCTTGTTCGCAGAATCAAGTACGGATGCAAATAGTTGGGAGCGACCAATTGATTCCCAACCCTGTTTTGATAAAAGACTTGGTCCTTGAATGCCACAATCCCCCGCTCCTCATCCAAAGAAAACTCCCCTGAGTAAGTCACCAAAGGATCGATCTGGCTAGTCTCAAGCTGTTCAAACCAGTTGTCCGTCCAGTTCCCTCCAGGAAAGTTTACGTTGTTTAGATGGGTTGTTTGCAGGCCAGCAAAGAATCCGAACACCTTGGCTGAATCGAACCCGCTGTTGGCATACTGCCTTGCTTGCAATGGCAAGAGTCTCGTGTAGTCGTTGGTGCGAAAAATTGATTGATCGAATGGATACCTTCTTGGAGCTGGAACAGCGCTGGGGCTTACAATCCTGTACAGCTTCCAGACTTCTTCAAGGGCTTGCTTTCTGTAGGCCACATCCACATTCGGGAAGGTGGTTGGATCTTCATTCCCCCATCCACCGGCAGGCCTCCACGAGGCAGAGTCTATAGGTATGTAGCCACCCAAATAAGAAACTACAGGAACAAGCAACATGTCTTTGGTGAATTCGACGTGACTGCTCAGGCAATAAACTATCTCTGGGACTGCTGGCAACTCAGCCGCGACGGCCCTGTCCATGACAAGCTCGTCGTTGGGAGGGAATAACCCAACGCCCAAGCGCCTGATGGCCATCCTGTCATTCAAGTCCAGTGTCACCACATACCCGCGGCGTTCCAAAAGAGTCTCCAGAACTGAGATTGCCTGGTCGCCATCGGAAGACAGCTCAAAAAAATCCTCTTCCGTCACTGCCGACAAGTCAGCATTCACTTCCCCAAGGACAACCCGACAAATGTACTCAATCATCTGCTTGTAGTTTTTTTGGTAGGAGGATGAACCTGCCAAATAAACAGTTGGGTTGTTCCAGTGGGCAAAGAGCCTGGGTATCTGCCAAGCCCATCGCCTATCCTCAAAGCTAACATCGTGGAATCGGCCCCCATCTCCACCCTGAGGGAGTTCCGATCTCAAGAGTCGGCAATTCCTCAGGACAATAAACCTAGAGCCATAGGCCAGGGCAATGTCACCATAGGGGGGAAGGTAGGCGCTTGGAAGGAACTTGGCTGTAATTGGATCCGGTACCGAGGAATTTGTCCTCAGGACAGTGAAGCCACCCTCAGCATGAATGCCGTTATACTGCAAAGTCGCTTGTGGTGTAGGCATCTAAAAACCCTGGTAATTCCTCAAAAATGCCCCTTCAAATCTGTAACTATTTACAAATCCGAGCCGATGGGCGACTAGATGGTGTAGCCCAGACCTAGATCAATTTCAACATCAGAAATCCTGCAACCTTGCAAAACTACCCCTGTTGACCAAGTCACTTTGGCCATTGGATCGCTCAGCCGGCCGCCAGGGAATAGCTTGCAGGCAGCCACTGTCTTTGTGGTTGCCACAGTTCCAAACCTCACATCCCCATTTTGTTCAATATCCAGAGTGGTTGTGATTCCTGCTGAGCTTCTCCAATCCAGGACAGCTTGCTCGCTGACCCTGACAGTCCCAACAGCTGCTGCCCTGTCTACGATGACGCTGGAGCGTGTTCTGGCAATGAGGGTCGTGACGTTGCCGCCCACAGTCACAGAACCTCCCACCACAGCCAATGTGGTGACCGTGCTTGATCCAAGATCCACACTGGCCTCACTGGATGCCCCAAAGGCAGTCGATTGCGAGTACACATCCACCACTGCCATGGCCGACTGGTCGATCTTGACAGAACCCCCATAGACTCGGACCGTGGAGCCAGCACCCAGCTCGATCAAGTCCAGACTCTTTTCCCCTGAAAACCCTCCTTGTCCAGTTTTGAAGACAGTCAGGGTTGTGTTGGAGTTGTTTAGCTCAAGCCTAATGCGACCCGAGCCAGTTCCCACCCCAGACCCCACCTCGATGGTGATCGCTGATCCTGAGCCCAGCGTGAGCCTCTGCGTTCGATACTCTGGATAGCCAGAGCTTGCCGCTGATGGCAATCCAATGGATCCTGTGAAGCTGGCAAGGATTTTGAGGCTGGCGTAGTTGTTGGTATCGGTCAGGCCGTAGAGGATATCGCCTGAGTATTCTTCAACAATCAAATCGTCGGATGCGGCAGGCAAAGTCCCGCCTGACCAATTGGCTGCCACATTCCAAAACATTGGCCCCGATGCTGCTGTGACCGTCGTCCCTGTTACCAATCCAACTGTTGCTGATCCCGTCACCGTGCAGGGCACGCCAGCCACACGGCCCGTCAGCTGCAAGCCAGACAAGGTTGGATCCTCGCGCCTTGCTGCGATCATTTCCTGATGCTCCGGCTCGGCTGAACTGTTCCACAAAGATACCAAAGCATCGATCAAGTCGCCCAGCACCCCGGTTGTTGCCACATAGGAAATCGCCTTGCCGTTGATCGACACCGAGTAGGTCTGACCAGCCGTGATCGTCAAATACGCGATCTTGCTTACTTGGGCAACGCTAGCTGCCCTGCCCGTAAATGTTTTGATTGCCATTGTTCTTTAATTCCTTAAACGTATAGCCTGTGGGGATTACCATACAGGGGCTGATGCCACTCAAACTCATAGGACCAACTGATCTCGTACTCGGTATCGACCTTGCCAATCTTCCGAGGCCCCATCTTCGATATCCTTGGAATCTTCATCTGTGCAAATGGCCAAATGGGAGGTGGAACAAAAGGGTAAGCAAGAAGGCCTACTGCTCTGCCAGATTGCGTGTACACATATTGCTTCCTCTGAAAAGCAACTTGTCTCTCTGGGAAGTTGACTGCTCCACCAACGTACACATGCTCCTCGCCACCAGACTCTGAACTGAGTTGCTCAGAGAACTCTAGGATTGGAACACGTGACCCGCCGCCGATGAAGCGTTCCGCCTCGAATGTGATTCGATAGCTCATCCCGTTACGATAAACGTCGTCGGCCTGGTTTGGGATGCCGGAGTCGATAATGTAAGGACCTCTTAGGCAATTCACACTTCGCAACTCCAAAGCTGTTGGAGTGCCATCCACCTCAGTGAAAATCAAGTCGGGCTCTGGCTGAGAAAAGGTCTGATTCAGCAACTGCAAAGCTGCTGTCATCTTGGCCGATGATGTTGGATGCTCTGGGATGATGCGTCCTGAAATATCCCAGCGCTCGGTCGTCTTGGTGATGACGCGAGTCGCATCGTAGGTTGGTTGATAGGTGATTGATGCCACTGCCTCATTGGCTGGCCTTGGTACTCCGTTGATATACAATATCATGGTGTGCTCACCCCTGTAGTTCTTGTTTTGATGGAGGCCTGCAATTTGGTAACATCGGCAAGAATGGTCTTGACTTGCTTGCCAAGTTCTTTGACCTTTTCACTCTGCTGCTTGTCGATCTCCATTGCTATCTTCTTTGCCAGAGCATCGTAATCTCCTTCAATTCGTACAGCAAAATCGAGCTTTTGCTTAACTTCAACCTCAAGCTTCTTCCTGGTGTTTTCCAGCTGCGCAATTTCCCTAAACGACTCTTGAGCAAAGGCTCCGAACCCTGCACCAAATGCTCTCCCTTGCAGCGTCTTCGATATGCGTTCATCCGTCTTTCCCCCAAACCCTCTGGCTGCTTGCAGCTCTTCAGTGGTTAAAGTTTTGTCGCCAAGGCGCAATCGCTTTTGAGTCTCTAGGATCTCTCGCTGCTTTTGAGGATCCATTGTTGCAAAGCGTTCCGCTGCCGACATCACTCCTTCACGTAGTACTTGCTGCCGCTTGATCACATCATCCAGCTCATTCTTGGCGGCTGTTGCTGCTTGCTTTGCTGCTGCTGCACGCTCAGATGCTATCTCGCGTTCGTTGGCTAAACGCTTCTTTTGCCACTCAATGACTTCGCTTCTGGCACCAGCCTCATTCCTGGCAGCCGCGTTGTTCAAAGCGCGAAGCTCAGCTGCAATGGTCTTTCTTTTCTCCAGTGGCTTTTGCTCTTCAAGAGTTGCCATCAACCGTTCTTTAGCAAGAGTTTTAAGCTCACGCTCAATGCCAACCTTGGACTGCAAGTTTGCATCAATTGCCTTGTTGTCTCTTTCATTCATTTCCTGCAAAGGCTTGGAGATTTTTTCCATTCGCTTTGTCTTGTCGGCAGCTGCCTGTGCAGCCTTGCTACCCTCATCATCGAACAGGACTCGGTTCCTGTTCATGGCTCCGATGTATGCAAACGGATTCAGGTAAGAAGTGCCAACAGCTTCACCAAATGATGACTGCCTCCCTTGCACCATTTCCTTGATTGCATTGCCACCAAAGATCAATCCCCCAATAGCAGCTGCTCCAGCCCCAACAGTTGTCAGAAAAGCACTTGCAATTACTCCTCCTACCGTCTTTGCCCCGGCCGCAAGTTTTGCCAGCAATGCTGCTGATGAGGCCTCAAGGAATCCTCCAGCCGCACCACCAGCCGCGCTAGCAGCCGCACCAATAGCTGCACCACCACCACGCTGGGAAGGGTTTTTGTTTAACGGATCCCTAATCACGCGTCCACTAGGATCTAGGCCTTGAGCAAGATTCAGTGCAGCTTGTGCAGCCGTGGCAGCCTGAATGGCTCCTGTCATGTGCCTGTACATCTCATTCATCTTGGTCAGTGTCTTGACTGAACCACTGAAGAAATCGAAGTATCCCTGCATCTTCACAAGTGACTTGGTCAGCTTGCCCATGTCGTCCTCGCCGGCAAGGCCCACCATCACAAGCCCTCTGGCAAAGCGCATGATGGATTCATTGATCTCACCAAACTGTGTCAGCAACTGCCTAGAGGAATTCTTTGCCTTTTCATTCAGCCGATCGTAGTTGGACATTTGCGCGTCATGCTGCCTCTTGGCTGCAAGCTCACCTGCGCGTCGGGCATCGGCCTCCTTTTTGATCCCATCTTCAATCAATTTTAGATCAGCATCGACTTGCTTCTTTGTCTCGGTGATGTGGAACTGCTGCCTCTTCTTGAGCGCCTGCAATTCCTTATCCGTTCTCTTGTCAGCTTCTTTCGCCGCCTTGCCCGTGAGCGACTCCTGAAACGAGTCGTACTGGGTCTTGGCTTCCGTGGCCGCCTGGCTAAAGGATTCCACCATGGAGGCAGCCGTTGTTGCATCAATCTCCTCATTGAAAAGCTGCATTCCAATAGCTTGAAACTCAGTTGCAAACTTGTCGGCAGCTGCAAGACGCTGCGCATCGAGCTGAGCAAGCTTTGCATTGTTTGCCTCATGCAGGGCAACCCTATTAGCCAAAACAGCCTGGATGCGATCATTCACCTCCTTGGCACTCATCACAGAGGGATCCATGCCAGAGGCAGATGCCTTTGGAATGGAAGAAAGAACGGCCGATGCGCTTGCCGTAGCTGCTGATGCCTTCTGCTGGACAACATCAACTGCCCTGGCAATAGCATTCAACTCAGCCTTGGCAGCTTGATCTGTTGCAACCTGAAGGGTGAAACGGACGCCTCGTTCTGCTATACCGTCCATTGTTTCGCTACCCTCGATACGATTGTTATGGCTTGTTGTAAGTCCCTAGAGTTTGCCATTCTGACAGCTTCCTCGTAGGACTGGGTCAGCTCACCAAGCAGCCCCACAAGCCACCTGTCCGACAGTTGATCATCTGTGAGGCTTCTGCCCATTGTTCCCCGCGATGACCACCACAGACGCAAAATACGCTCTTCCCTGGGCTTCAGGTCTGGGCTGTCTTTCCAGTGGCCCTTCAGGCAACCAATGCTGGCTTCGCATGGAGTCTTGTCTCTTCGCAGACGGTAGCTGCCATCTCGATCCTTGACTGGAGCACCAGACTCCTCGTCGTAGTAGAACTTGCGGCACAAACAACAGGGACGCGACGCTAGGCTTGGGTTGACAATCCCCAGCTGTAGCGCCGCCTTTATTTTCCCGCAATGGCCTCAGGGGTATCGGAAGATATTACATGCCCAGGCCAGTTCCAATCGGCTGGGATCTCATCCGATGCCACGAAACCAACAGCAACATTGTAAAGAGCCACTGCCACTGGATGCTTCAGCTTAGCTGCCGACTCTGGGCTCATGGCAACAAAGCTGGCACTCTTGGAGTAACACCAAGATTCTACATACTTGCAAATGTAGGATCGGCAGTGGGCAAGGAAGCTTGCACCCTCTAAAGAAGCACTGGCCTTAAATAGCTCCTCGGTCTCTTCGGGAGTAATAGGCTTGCGAGTAAAGGCAATACTTGGAAAAAGGCGTTCACGACCAGCAACAAAGCTGGCCACGGTGATCGAGCTATCCACAAAGGGAGAATCAAAGTCAGTGCGAATTGACATGGTGGCTTAGGCTTTAACGATTCTTAATTGGTTATCTGCTGCCGTGACACCAGTTCCAGCAACTCGGTATGCTTCCATCGACAGACTCTGGTTGATTCTACCAATTGTTGGGATAGTTGGTCCACCGTTTGGAATCTTTAAGTTGCCAAAATGAAACGTGTAGGTGTTCGCTCCGTGAGGAATTGACAACGAAGCAGCTGCTCCAGCGATCGCTGCTCTGTGCAAGTTGATCGTGTCGGACCGGAAGGCTGTTTGCACATCGAGAGTAACAATCAAATCTTGCGACTCGAAACGGGTCGGTGTGATGGAGTTTTCGTACTGCTGGGTATCGACAGCATTGTCAACAGATAAACGGAAGCTCTGGATTGGGTAAGCAACGGAATCGTAAGTGAAGACAACGTTACCGAAAATGGCTGCATCGCCGCAAGCTGGAGCAAGAGGACTAACCACGGGCCAAGCCACAGCCCAAGTTGTTTGGGCTTCGCCGGCCAAATTAAACATCCAATTCAAATACTGTGTCTCTTGCCCAGAAACCTCAAAAGACACAGTACGGACTCGATACTGGTAGATCGCAGCAACCTTGTCAACCAAGAGAAACCAAGCAGCAAGCGACTCGCCAGGGATCCAGGGACTTCCTCCAGTGGTGCCCAAGGCTCTTGGAAGTAGCCAGTCCAGTTCGGCATCGTTGAAATGCCCTGTTAAGTTTCCACTCGACATATCCGACAAGAGTCGAGCGCGACACGCTGAGCGCTGCCGTGTGCCCCGGTGCCCTTCGCTTCTGCCAAACTGACGCTGGGAGTCAACACTACATTCCAAAAAAGACAGGTGAACAGGCGATGTCATTCCGATAGCATCAGACACCATGACGCGGGAAGCGCTTGATTGACTCATTTAGAACTCCTGAAAAAAGATGGTAAGTTCTTGTAGTATCCCTAATGCTTGACCACCCATTAGCCGATCCATGGCCACTAAACAAAACAAGGCACCCTCATTGCTGGGAGTGCCTTGTCTTGCGTTTCAGTTCGCGCCTTGTGTGAACGCATTTCTAATCCTAGACAACCCCAAGGGATTATGCAAGCTTCTTCCAATTAGCTTCCACAAGTAGATCGCCCTCGGCCAGGATGCCAATGCAGTCGCAATCCATGGGAAGGAAAGTGGCTGGCTGGCAATCCACTGGGTCTGTAGCCAAACATCGGACCACGGTTCTGAAGTAATCGACAGCTTGGTCTGGACTATCTGCTTTTACCAACTTCTTAAAATCAGCCCAGGAGCATGCATAGAAACCATCGATGATCGCCTTGCTGTCCACCAAAGGCTCCAGGATGGCCTCTGGCTGCATTGATTGACTAACTGGCATTTCCAGACTGATTTCAGGCTGGAGGCCTTCTGGGGTGTCTTCTTGGAGGTCTGGCATGGGACTACAGGCTTTCTGAATCAAGAGGTCTCTGGAGAATGTGAACTAGGACCAAACACGATAACACATCGAAACCGTCCTTGAAAGCTGCCTCATTGTAGGGATCGGAGGGCTCGACGTTGGTGTGCTGGACTGTTGCCCCATTGGCGGTGGTCGCAAAGGTTGTGCTCAAGCCCCTGAGTGTGGAGGGCATCATCCGATGGGCCTTGTAGCGGAAGATGTCCTCGACCCGTTCTATAGCCCCTTCCCTGAGCGACTGATCCTCAGTGTTGTCTTGGTCGCAAGGGAAGATCAAGGAAACCCTGTATCGATAGATGTGCTCGTGGACAGAGTTCTCGTGGTAGGGAACCTGAATGTTTCTTGGGCAAACAAAAGCACCCTGCAACCAAGGCCTCTCCCTTCCCAAAGGATGCTTCCTATATCTGAAAAGCTGAGGGGTAAGCAAAAAAGAAAGGTCGGCATCGTTATTGAGAACCTGCACCAAAGCTTGTCCAACTACATGCCGTATTGAATACAAAGCCATTTTATCCACCAATCACAATCTGAAATGCCTTGTCGGCAAAGACCTCAAGCACTGCATCCACCGATGGACTATCCAGCCAAAGAAACCTTCTGGAAGGAATTTTGCTTGTCCCAAACTGCTGGAACCCTGCATAGAAAAGCGATGTACCAACTTCTGCATCCCTGTCTCCCACCGACTCAATCCTTCCCTCTGCCCCCTGCTGCGTCACCGATGCCAGCATTGCGCCAGACAAGATCAGCAATGGGTGCGGTCCGTACTTCTGGACTGTATAGGGTGCATGCGGCGGCCACTTCCCCTTGGGACTCTGCGTACTGTCAAAGTTCTTCTGGAAGCCCTCATTGCAAACTGGGATGCAATCTTGAAGCGCACCCTGAAAGCTTGCATTGTTGATCGCCTGTTGGATCTCTTCAATCGAGTCGGCAAATTGAGACGCATCGATTATTTTCATCCAGGAACCTCAGGACCGGAAGGCGACTCTGGCCCAGTCTCTGACCCCATCGACGCGATCTTAAAAAACAAGGGCATGAGGACATTGGCAGCCGCCATGGAATCCGGCGACGACTTGATGGCAGCATCAAAGGCTTGATGCAAGATTTTCTTTTCTTCGTTGGTAAGCATAGATTCTTCTCGTTCGCTTTCTAATTGATCTACCACTACTCTACCGAATACGCCTCGGCCCGAGTCGCATCCCTAGTTAGCTCTTCAAGTCTCGCTTCTGTCAAGACTTCAACTGACTGAAGGTAACCTACCATTTGTTGGAACTCTGTGGAGGCAAACACAACAGGCCAATCGTTGGCTTTGTAGGCTGCAATCGTTTGTCCTATTGCTCGCACCTGAGCGTCCTCTGACGACACAAACACAAGCAACTCATCTTTGGTGAGACGGTTGTAGAATGCCGTTGCATCAATGATCCTGGGGTCGAATGGGATCTCCTCAAGAAGTGTTGCTATGCGTGCATTTGCTGCTGCAAGCGATGCTGTGAGAGTAGCCTTTTCTGAAGTCAGTGTAGCTTTCTCGGAAGTCAGTGTAGCATTTGCAGCAAGGGCCGTCGACTTGTCTGCAAGCAGTGATTCTGCTTCTGAAGTTTTCGCACTCAGACTTGCATTTGCTGTTGTTAGCTCTTGGTTTCTAGTGGCTAGTAATTCATCAACTTCAGCCTTTTGTGCAGTCAAAGAAGCATTTGATGCCTCTAGACTTGCTACTTGTGCTGTCAGTGCTGCCACTCCTGCTTCTAGAGTTGCCACTTCAGCGACCAAGGCATCGTGCTGGACTTGGAGTTGATTGGAGAACAATGTTCCGAAGTCCCCAAAGCCTACCGGTGCAACGGAAGTCAATTCATTCTTCCAGAAGTCACCATCTACAAACAAGGACTCTTCAAAGGTTGCTCCTTTGACTTCTGTTCCTGCATCGTTCCACACTGCAATGAATTGTCTTGGTTGTCTTGTTGTTGCCATGTTATACCGCTACTGCTGTTCCTTCGTAATACCACGCCGTGCCGTTGCTGAACGCTATACGATTGGCAATGGTTGCTGAATTAGATACCTGGAATCGATCACCTGAACTACTGGCTGCACTTGGAAGTGTTGCAATGGTTCGAATGCCGAGCTTGGTCGCATTGCTCATCACAATTGCTCCACGGATGATCTCTACATTACCAGTTTGCCCTCGAAGGATTATGTCGTCTGGGAGATTGTCTGACCCTAAAATATTGGGATTAGCTGATAAAGCCAGGTCAGCATAAATATGATTGGCCGCATAACCTTTCCCTTTGATATATCCTGCTAGGTATAATCCTCCGCCACCATTTCGAAATTCTATTTCTGAAAGAGCAGGTGTTGCAACAGATCCTGATGCTTGATTGATTACCCGAAGATCAGAACCAGTAGTTACTGTTCCTGTAAAAGTTGCAGCACCTGTTGTGCCATTAATAAATGTATTGCTTGAAACTCCTGCTGGAGACCGGAAGTAGGTGATACCTCCTACATAGTTATCTGACCCTAAGTACCCAAAGTCTGTATTGTTTGTTTGTACGGCAAGACCGCCAGATAGAATTGTAACTCGCGAATCAAAAAAAGTTATTGCATTGGCTCCTGTTGTTCCTGGGTAGAAACTAACCTGTTGTCTACTGTTCACCATGTCTCTGACGTTCATAGGCTGTGCAGACCCATCGTTTTTATAGATCAGCCACTGAGCAGCACCGCCTGTTACTTCGTTGATCTGGAACCCGTATCGGCAACTTATTGAGTTTTGGGAAACAATGGTGCCAGTAGCAGCGATATTACCTGCTGTTGACATATTCCCAACAGGAGACACAGAGAACATTTCTGTTGGCTGTGCTGGCAGTGCTACTCCTGGAGCAGCGGTTGTCGCTGTCGATGCTAAATATCTAAGCCCAGTAAAGTCGTTAATCAGAACAGTCCTTGGAATAGAAGCATAGTTCCATCCAGACAACCAAGTTGCTGCATTGTCTTGATACATACCCCAGGCAAGACCAATGCCTATGTTTCCTCGCTCCGAAACAAGACCCGACACGAAGTGTCCTTCTACTGATCCATCGTAGTTGCCTGACAGCAATCTTCTACCGTCGCTAGCAACCCCTGCACCAACAAAAAGAGGTCCGGCAACTTTCATAGTTCCTGAAGATCGTAATTCAAGAATGTCTGCCGAGGAACCGTTACGCACAACTAACGGGACTGATCCGTAACCTTGTAAGTAAGTGATGCTGTCTGAAGCGAAGAAGATTCTATTTTTGGGTGTCGCTTCTGAACTTGTATTCCAAATACCCGGTGCCAGATTCAAAGAGTCAGCATAAAGAGAACCAGCTACGTGTAGTTTTCGGCTTGGCGTTTCTGTTCCTATTCCTACATTCCCATTGCTTCCATCAATGGCTATATGCTTGACTAACGCATTCGAGTTGACGTTTGAATTGGCACCAAGAAAAAGCTTGGTAGCAATCGAATCTGCCGCATACGTTTCCGAAAATACCATGCCAGAAAAATAGGTGTTGGTTCCTGCTTTGAATCGAATGATTGATCTGGCAGGAGAAACGGTGCTTCCTCCTGTTATCAAAGTTCCTACGTTGATATCAGCGCCTACACCAACAAAGCCTGCTTCATTAACTGTCATAACATCAGTTTGTATGCCGCCAGTTTTTCTGCTAAATGCGAAAGAATATCCAGTTGCATCACCTATCATTAACCTAGTGACAGGATTTTCAAAAGATATAACTCCAGGCTGACCTCCAAGACCGTGGGGGTATGGCCCATTGGCCCACAAACCCTTATCACCCCGAGCGTACCCAAATGCTCTAAAGTCAGTAGGAGTTGTACTCGTCCCTACTTCTAAACGCCCAGAAGTAGTTCCATGTAGAGGGCCAGCAAAGACTGTTGACTTGGCCCCGTATGTGGCACTTGTTTGGTAAAAGTCAACGATTTGATCTGTGTAACCTGCACCAATAAAAAAGTTTGTTAAAGCTGAATCTGTACCATACGCACCCATGTAGCCAAGGATGGTTTCGTTGTTGCCTCTGAACTGCGTGCCTGTAACCCATCCACCAGTACCTCCGCGTATCGATACTGTCCCTAGACCCGGATTGAGGATAATGTTGCGATTACCCTGCACCTTGGCAGTGACTGATCCATCTGGCAAGCCGATCAGCATCTCTGCGCCTGACTTGCGCAGATAGTCCTCCGAGTTGTCTTGAATCAATACAGAGTCAAGAAAGGCCTCAAACTGCCCCTGCGATGGCCTGTCTCCTGTCTCAAAGTATGTCTTTAGTGTTGCTCTGCTTGCCATGATTTATGTTTCAGTATGATTGCTTAGAAACGATTGCTTAGAAACGATTCCTTGTTAAATTCAAAATCGAAAAGCAACCAAACGTAAGATTGCAGGTAAACGCCCCACCCGCAAGACTTCTTGCTTCGATCCAAACCTGCACGTTGCCTGTAACCACAAACCTAGACTGTAGTCCTACAACAGTCGGCTGATTGGCCTGCGTCAGAAAAAATGAATTTTCTTGACTATAGACTCGCATCAGGCAATTGCTCATGTTCGCTAGCGACATCAGACCTGTAATTAAAATCTCGTCACCAACTTGAAGCACACCAGGAGAAACCGCTGCCTCGTTGTACAGCTCCATCGTTGCGGACTGGCTGATTGCAGCCAAAGCTCTATTCCCGCGTATTGGATGCGTACCTGTTGCCAATGCCGAGAAGGTTGGAAGCGAGAACCCGGCCCATCCATCCGGTCTATTGTTTGCGTCTCCATCGGTTAAACAAAGAGGGTTTGATAATACGTTTGAATTTGTCCGAGGAACCCAATAGTTTGGCTCGATACCCAGTAATTGATCTGCGATCATTTTACCTGCGGTATAGTAGGCTGCATTTGTTGGATGATCTCCATCGCTGGACGCACCACTAGCCCAAGTGCCATCGGTATCTGTCAGCTTTCCCCACGGATCGCAGAAGTATAGGTCATCATCAATACACCAAACACGCTCTGCGACTGAGTACGAGTCGATTAAGGCTGTTGTTGTATCTCTCGGCGGTGATGCAATTATAATTGGTGTCACACCTCTAGAAAGCAATACAGCTACAGCAGCTTTCATGTTTGCGATGTGCGTTGCAACTGTGACTCCTGCTGCCGCGTCATTAGTCCCTTCCATCACCAAGCATGCTGTGCCCGTAGGTACGTTAGCTGCCTGTGCCGCCAGTGCTGAGCTTGATGCACCACCTACTCCAAAGTTTTTGTGCATCGGAACTCCAAGGAATCCGATAGCTGTGCGTGACAAACCCAAGCTGTTCGCAAACAAAGAATTACCGATTGATGAGACTGACTTCCATTGATTGATTGGCCTTCGTTTTACTATTGAATTCGTTGCCGATGCGTCGGAGTAAGCCAACGAATTCCAAGCCGACCCATCTCCAATTTTGAACCTCTTGGGGTTTTGACTCGGATCCGACTCGACACCAACCTCACCTGTCAACAAGTTTGGATTTTCCGATGCCCATGTGGCTGCCGATTTGAAGATCCAAATGGGAACAGAATCAATCAGGGCGCCAAACTGAGCCTCTGTTGGCTTGTCACCAGTCTCAAAATACGTCTTCAGTGTCTGTCTGCTTGCCACTGTGATAACTCCTATCGAACGATGAAGGTGGATTCAATAATCATGTCGGATATTGCACTGCCAATCCCTCCATCAATCACCAACTCTACTGGCTCTAGGAAGTCTCTTGGCGTCTTTACCGATTGCTGCAAGAACAGCTTCCATTGGGTCTGATCAGCCACAAGCTTGACTGAGCCAATTACCCATTCACAATCAAAGGCAAGAATCCTATCCCCAGAGTGTGGGATGATCCTCAAAGCGTTCAAGGAATCCTTTAGAGTCTCTACAAAGAGAACTGCAAATTGCCCTGTAGCTTCCCATCCAAAGCCAACCCCATAGTTGATGTCTGCTTGGTTTGGGCTTGTTCGACGCATCTTGGAAGATGCAGGAAGCACTAATCCAGAAGAATCCCTGTCGGGACCAAACAGGAATCGCACATCTTCGATCCCGTCCATGTGTTCCCAGTCTTCAAGGTAGTCAACTGGAAGTAGCTGCTCGGCCATTGCACTACCACCCCACAGAAATCTGAGTCATGAACTCCTCGCCGCCGCCGGCACCAATGAGCGCATCTTCAACAGAAGCTGCATCCATCAACAATTTGTCTAGCTCTCGAAGCTCTTCCAAGAGGCTCAGGCGAAACTTCACATGATCAATCGCATGGCCGCCATCCTGAGTAAGTAGGTTTGGTTTTCCTCCCACTGTGAGTACTGTCGTGCCAGCCAGGAAAGCAGATATTTCAAGACGCCTAGCCTGCAAATTGTCTATGTAAACGGACATCTTTCGCGCTACCTGCTTGTTTGCGTCATCAACTTTGAACTAGACCGCTGCGGTGTTTGTTCCAGAGGCTGGGACAGTGGAAGGGGTGTCTAGTGCATCCTTGCCTGGAGTACCCCTAAACCCTGGCGATGGCTCAGAGATCTGGGCCTCAATCATGTTCAGTGGTGGGACAACAACACCAAGATGCTCGTGAGCAGGAATCGAGATGCCCGTGCTTGTTTCCGTGCCAGTGCCAATGTAGGTCAACAAAAGCTCTTCCACGTACAGCATGTGCTCTTCGAAACGTGCGATGTCGCGGTCGCCAATGCCATACTGAAGCTTGGCCGAGTCCGAGAACAGAATCTTCTGCATCAATGTCGAAAGTGCTGTAATGACCCGTCTGCACTTGACGTTGGCTGTCCTCAGCTGCTCATTGTCAGTAATAGCCAGAACTGTGAGAAGCTTTTCCTGAGCCGCTGGCGCCAAATTGCGGTACTTCTTGGCCAAGTCCCACTCCAATTTGGCGCGGACCCAGTCAGCATTGATGGCCTCGGAATCGGCGACGACCATCTGGCCAGTACTGTTGTTGCTGTCCATCTCGAGGATGGCCATCTGCAAACGTGAGATGACGTAGCAGAATTGTTGAAGGTGTTGGTTATTTAGCTGCCATTTGTGAACAGCGATTTTTTCGCCGCCTATGACAACTTGTTCCTGTAGGGATAGCTCGGTGATCATACCCATAGTCTCTTCTCTTTTGAAATTACTAAATCAGGCAACACACTGCGTGCTGCCCATTCAATGTTTTTGTATCCTGCCGAATTTCGGCAGTCAATCGGAGGCTTGCGCAGCTAGTCTGCAAGCAAGTTACTTTGGTCTTGGTCGTCGCTGTCGGCCTCAACTAGCTCTACCGGCGCGGTCTCGATGCACTCTGTGCAACGGACACAAACTACGCTTGCCAAACAGGACTCACATCGGGCCAGACGAATAGCTTCAGATGCATCTTCTGCATCCTGCAAGCTCTCGTAACCGTCCAAATTCACTAAGTATTTCTTTGCCATAGATTAAGATCACCCCCAATCAAGTTGTTTCGGCTTCGGCCAGCAAGGCTTGATCTTCCTTGCTCAACGCGAATCCTGCCTCTAAACGCTTTGCTATGCCTGCAAGACGCTTTGCCTTCCCAAGACGTTCACTGCGTTCTGGGCTCAAGCAAACCACATTTACAGGGAAAGTAACAAGATCAATTTGCTTGGTGACATTCTTTGGGTGCGGCGTGGTCACTTGATACCAACGCTTTGCTTCAGATTCATCACAACACTCGATGTGTTTCGTGGGAACGTCAGGGTTGTTGTTGACAGATCGAACCTCGAACATGTAAGGAAATTCCCCCTTGTACACGTTTTCAGTGGCTCGCAAAGGTCGGGTCTTGGAAGAATCCTCAGCCGCGACTACTGCTGCCTCTTTTTCAGCAACTTCTTTCTCTCGCTTTGCGATAGCGGCCTCTCTGGCCTCAAGCTCTCGCATTGCCTTTTCAATCCCACTACTGCTCTTGTCACCATCGGCCATACGCTTCTACCTTAAAAATAAAGGGGAACCAAATTATCAACTCCCCTTTATCGTATCAGCTTTTGAGAAAACAACCTACTATGTGTTTCGGACTGCACAGAGTCTTTCGCGAACCGCCGCGGCTCCTCGCTCGGTTACCCTGTAACGTGCAATCACATCACGCGTGAATCCGACTTCCGTGTTTGCGCCTTCTTGCAATACCGTCAGTGGCCAGTTTTGCATGTAAACAAAACCTTGCCTAAAGTCGCCTAGCCACCAAGTACTGGCCGAACCCGACCGCGATTGAACGTAAGGACTTGATACCACCGTGTAAGGCGAATCAACCTGGTTTCCATTTGTGTAGGTTTGGTTGTTTGAAGTGGCAGTCGCAACCCGTACCATCGTAGCATTCATGATCCGCCTTGCAGCGTTTTCAAGTGCCTTTGGAACTAGAACGGTGGTCGGTGCCATGACGATTGGCTCGCCAGTGATCGGGTCGACCATCTCGTTGAACTCTTGCAATGCAGCATCCATGCTTGCCCAGTCCACCAAAGGATTGGATCGACTGTTGTCGGACGCATAGGTTGCTTGAGCAGCTCCACCATTGCGACGATAAATGGTCGCAATACCCAGCACTACATCCAGGATTCGCTTCTCGCGGTTGACTGCTACTCTAGCCCCAGTTCGGCCTGCTTCGCTCAGAATCAATCCTGTGCGATCAAAGAACACAGCTTCCCGAGTCACATTGACAATGACACCACGCTTGATGGTTTCAGGAGTATCGACGTACTCTTCTCCAAAGGTTGCATTGGGGTATGGCTCGCCCTCGCGGACAACTTCGACCTCATCACCAAGGCGACCAACTCCAGGGATCCTCTCCCCAGAGAAATCTGTCTGGATTGTTTCAACCAGTTGATCTCCAATCAACCCAGGCATGTTGAACCCATTCAAGGTTGCCGTGTAGGTGATTTGACCCATGATGTTTGCAAAGTTGCTGGTGTCAACCAGTCCAACCGATTCTTGCAAATTGACAAAGCCACCCATTGAAGCAGGTCGGAGGAAGTTGACTGCCTCGCGACCATTTTCAACAAAGTTTTCGAACAAGTGACGCACCGACCAACGGTCAGCAAGCCCAGGTCCTTCTTCACGCAAGGCAACATTGAAATCGGCTGTGAAACGATCGACTCGTCTGTCGCGCTCAGCAGCCTCGTATAGTCGTCGTAGCTCTTGATGCCGACGGGTCTTATGGTCCACAGTGAATCTCCTGACTTAAATCCTGAAATGAAAAAACAACAACAGTACTAGAAAGCACTACAAAAGATTACCGCCGCTGAACGGCAGCAATCGCATCGACATTCAAAGTTTGAGCCACAGCGCTACCAGCCTTGACTCCGACTGCAACGCTTGCCTCGGTCGCATTGGCAAAGGTTCGATCAAGCATCTTGAATACAGTCGATCCATCGATTCTGAAAATCACATCGCACAGTGTTGTGGTCTTTGGAATCACATCGATTTCAAGCAACTGGTAGGCTGCAATTCCCGACAATTCATCATGCTTGCGAAGCGACGTCGTTGCTGTCAACTCAGCAATCGTTTGTGTCGCACCATCAGAGTAGATAACTCGCCAGTTACGAGAACCATCCACCTTGTAGAATGCCGCTCCCGAGAACGATGTCTTCAAGCCCGCGCCGTTGTCCACGATGGCGTTGGCAGCAACTGCATCCATCGATCCGAAGAACACATTAGCTGCATTGGTCGCTGCTTCTGTGAACTGAATCAATCCTGCCAAGTAGTATGGCTTGCCGGCAGCGATCCGAAGAATCTCCGGAGTTGCGACATAGGTCTCATCATTGTCAGCTGCGGTTCCGTCCGATGCTGCAAGGACCATGATCCCATTGGCTGCATCGCCTACTGTAGCTGTTCCCGAGTCAGTGGCCGTAACCACGAAACGACTTGTGTCTCTGTTGGTAAAGTGATCCATCAACTCAACTGATTGAGTCATTCGAAGGATCGAACCTGAAATTTCTAAGCCTCGCATTTTATCCTCTTTGCCGAGTAAGCACTAAAAACCGATTTCAAACTTGCCACACTGGCAAGCATGTACACTTATCGAAGGACGGATTTGAAGTCCTGGATGTCTTTGGGATATTCCATCACTCCCCGGCCTGCCGATTCCAGCAAAGCAGAAGGACTGCTTGCAGGCTTCTGGCGCGCTTGCTTGGAGGAGAATGATTCCAACAAAGCCTTGCGTTCCTTTTCAGGTGTTCGCAATAAGGCATTGATTCGCACATCGGTAGCCTCACAGCCGGCTGCCTCAAGTAACTTCTTGCAGACAATCTTGCCTTGCTCAAGTTCCAAGCTGGCCCTTAGCTGTCGGTTTTCCTCCTGAAGATCTCCGAGTTGCTTTTGCATTGATTCTTTCATCATCTCATCGTCTTCCTCTTCCTTGTCCTCGTCGTCTATCGCAGCTTCAACCGATTCGGTTTTGCTGTCGGATTTTGGCTTTGCCATATCGCCGCCAAGGGTTGCCATCACTTGATCTTTTGCTTTGAAGATAGCCTTGAGCTTGGCAAGCTTTGCAGCTGAATCCATCGCTGTATCTTCCAAGACCTTCATTGCCTCAGCCTTAAAGGCCTCCTCTAGGCCGACATCCTCTTTGCCCATCTCGACATCCATGGAGCTGGCCATCGAGTCGGCACCCATCATTTCTTCAGCCATGTACTCTTCGAACAAACGCTTCGTATCTGACTTATCGATAACTGTAGACATTGCTTGACCACCCAAAATAAAACCTTCTTGGAATGAGCCACTGACAACCAGTGGCTGCTTGTTTGCATTGCTTCGCTTCTCGCGACGCTTGTCTCGTCGTGTCTTGCCTTTCCTGCCCAGAGACTCAAAAAGGCCTGTCGTGCTGCCTGGGTTGGTGACTAAGTCCACAGAGTAGACTTTTGTAATCTCATGAATCTCTCGCCAGCCATCGGAAGCAATGGTTGAATCGCCATCGGCATCGTGGGACAAGCCAAAGTTCTCTGGGAATCGCTCGGCTGCCTCGAGGATGTGCTCAGTCATGGGATGCGACTTGAGATAGTGGAGGTCACCAATCAGTCCGTCCTCATGCCAACGGACATTTTGAAGCTTGCCCCAAAATGTGCTGAATGCTCTTTCAGGATTGGGATTCCCTGCCGTTGGCTTCACATGGTCAATGCCAATGGTGACTCCTTCGTACAATGGGATCCCAGACCTAAGAGCTTGCTCCAGGTAGCGACGCTTGTTCTTTGAAGTTGTCTTGATGACACGGACGTCTCGTATCACGCCGCCCTCGCGGTCAACTTTTGCGTAGCCTGTCACGCTCTCATGAAATCTTTGCATGTTTTCCCCCATGCGTCAGATTCTTGCTGGATATTGACCACCCAGCCGACGACGAGCAAAACTATTTCACGTACCACACCAGGCTGCATCGGCAGCGAACATGGACCGGTCCGCCGTAGGGGAACTCATCGCCCCAGACATCTTCCTTGGTCCCATGGAAAGGCAAACAGAGAGGACACACCCTTTCATCCTCAGCAGTGAACCACACAGCATAGGCATCCATTCCAAATTGCTGCTTGGCTATCTGGACGGCCTCATGCTCACCGATATTAATGGCCGTTGTCGTCTCTGTGATAGCAATGGCCTCAGCGCGGTTTTTCCCCCAGAGCCTGCTTGCCAGGATGCTGTCATCCTCCAAGCTTTGCTCTTCTTCCTCTTTCACAATCCTTCGATTCGTCTTCTGAAGCCTCCTGTCAAGCTTCTTCATTTGCCTGTTGGCAAGGACCTGAGCTCGCCTTCGAATCAGCCTATCAAGCTCTGAATTTCTTTTGGCCAACTCTTCACCTAAAGGAGAGTCTTGGTACTGCTCAGCAAACTGAATCAGTAGCATCACCATGGC